ATGACTTACCTTGCCTCCCGCTTGTTCGGGACGCCCCTGCTGATTCACCGACCCAAGCTGGATGTGATCCTGTCGGTGGTCGGCCAGCGCATCGGTATGGCCGATGCTCCCGCGATGCCAGCCATGGACATGGCCATGTACCAACGGCCTCCCGCAACCGCAGCCCCCGAGGGTATTGCAGTGGTCCCGATCCACGGCTCGCTGGTCAAGCGCTCGCTGGGCATGGAAGCCGCCTCAGGCCTGACGTCCTACGGCGAGATCGCCGCGATGCTGGACTCCGCCTTGGCCGATCCCCAGGTCAGCGGCATCTTGCTCGACATCGACTCACCCGGTGGTGAAGCCTCAGGCAGTTTCGAGTTGGCTCGTCGCGTGCGCGAGGTGGCTGCGGTCAAACCCGTCTGGGCGGTGGCCAACGACGCCGCGTATTCAGCGGCCTATGCGATTGCGGCCAGCGCCCAGCGACTGTTCGTGACGGAAACGGGGGGCGTCGGCTCGATTGGCGTCATCGCCTTGCATGTCGACCAATCGGTCAAGGATGCCAAGGACGGCTACCGGTTCACGGCCATCACGGCGGGCGCCCACAAGAACGACTACTCGCCACACGAGCCCTTGTCGGACACCGCAAAGACAGAGCTGCAAGGCGAAGTGGATCGGCTTTACGCCATCTTCACTGATCACGTGGCCGACATGCGTGGCCTGGATCTGGGCGCTGTGCGGGCCACCGAAGCCGGTCTCTACTTCGGCGCGAATGCAGTCAGTCAGAGACTTGCCGATGGCATCCAGACGCTGGAGGCCACCTTGAGCGAATTCCACTCGTTTCTCAACGCCAAAAACAACGCCCGTAACCATCCGCCGTCTCAGGTGCGGGGCGTCATCCGTGCTGAGGCGGCACCCCCAAAAAAGGAGCTCACCATGCGTGATGCAGAACACATCCCCGAAAACCCCTCAACTGACAACAACCCTGACGAAGTCGCCGCAGAACAAGTGACCCAACTGGTCGCCGAGGCCAAACGCGAAGTCATGCAGTCTGCCCAGGCCATTGCCGAGCTGTGTATGTTGGCCAACTGCCCCGAGCGCGCCGCCGAGTTCATTGCTGCCGGTAAATCGCAAGCCGACGTACGCCGCGTGCTGATCGACGCCCGGGCTGCGAAGTCCGATGCCGCCGACATCCGATCGACCATCACCGTCAACGCGGGCACCGAGTCGCTCGACCGCCCGGAAGCCTCGCCCATCGTGGCTGCTGTCAAAAAACTCACCGCAAAGGAATAAACCATGTCCACCATTACCGAAGCCAACAACCTTGGCGACCTCTTGAAGTACGAAGCCCCCAACCGCTATTCACGTGACGTCGCCACCATCGCCGCTGGCCAGAACCTGCACTTGGGCACGGTGCTGGGCCGCAATACCGGCGATGGCAAGCACTATGCGATCGACCCGGCCGCCACCGACGGCACTGAGGACGCCATCGGGGTGCTCGCCAACGCGATCAATGCTACCAACGCCGACCGCAGCGACGCTATCCTGATCGCCCGCCACGCCATCGTTGCCAAGACTGCGCTGGTCTGGCCGATCGCGCTCACCGGTGCCCAGCGCACGGCTTATGAGCAGCAGCTGGCCGAGCGCGGTGTGCTGGTGCGTGACTCCGCCTGATCCACGTCCTAAACCTACCCGTCTTTCATCCCCGAACCCGCCTGGCCATCTGGCTTGCGCGGGTTTCGTCATTCTTGGAGCCCCAAATGAACAACCCGTTTCTGAACCCTGGTTTCTCGATGGCCAGCCTGACCGCCGCCATCAACCTCATCCCCAACCGCTACGGCCGCCTGGAAGCCCTGAACCTGTTTCCGGCCAAACCCGTGCGCACCCGCCAGATCATCGTGGAGGAGTACGCCGGTCGCCTGAACCTGCTGCCCACCAAGCCGCCTGGCTCGCCCGGCACGGTCGGAGAGCGTGGCAAGCGCAAGCTGCGCTCTTTCGTCATTCCGCACATCCCGCACGACGATGTGGTCTTGCCCGAGGAAGTCCAGGGCATCCGCGCTTTCGGCTCGGAAACCGAGATGGAAGCGATCTCCGGTGTGCTGGCCCGGCACCTGGAGACCATGCGCAACAAGCACGCCATCACGCTTGAGCACCTGCGCATGGGTGCCCTGAAAGGCGAAATCCTGGATGCGGACGGCAGTGTGATCAGCAACCTGTTCAACGAATTCCAGATCACGCCGCAGTCGGTCAACTTCGACCTGGCCAATGCCAACAGCGAGGTCAAGGGCCACTGCTATGACCTGCTGTCCAAGATCGAAGACGCCCTGCAGGGTGAATTCATGACTGGCGTGCATGTGCTGTGCTCACCCGAATTCTTCCGGGCGCTGACCACCCATAAGGAGGTCAAGACCGCTTACACCAACTGGCAGCAAGGCGCTGTGCTGATTAACGATGTGCGTTCGGGCTTCACCTACGCCGGAGTCACCTTCGAGGAATACCGGGGCCAGGCCGCCTACCTGCAGGCCAATGGGGATCTGGGTACCCGCCGCTTCATTGCAGCCGGTGAAGCCCACGCCTTCCCGCTGGGCACAGTGGACACCTTCGGCACCTACTTTGCTCCGGCCGACTTCAACGAGACGGTCAACACCCTGGGCCAGTCGCTGTACGCCAAGCAGGCCCCACGTCAGTTCGACCGTGGCACCGATCTGCACACGCAGAGCAACCCGTTGCCCATGTGCCACCGCCCGGGTGTTCTGATCAAGCTGACTGCCTGATCCGATGCAAGTTGCATTTGAGCGGGCAGTCTCGCGCTTGTTTGCCCGGCTGGGGGTGCCCGGCACCTATCGGCTGGCCGATGGTCGTGAGATCGCTGCGCGCTTCATCGCCAAGCAGGCCGATGTCGTCGAGTCCTTCGGCGACACGCGCCTGGCGCTGGCCACTCACCGCTTTGACGTCATGGCCCGCGACGTGGCCTCACCCCGCGAGGGCGAGCGTTTCACTGTTGCTGGCCAGACTTACCAGGTGGTGGGTGAGCCCTTGGCGGATCGGGATCGCTTGATCTGGACGCTGACCGGAGCGCCGCTGTGAAGCTCATGGCGGCACTCACCGGCAATCTGAATCAGATGTTGGCTGACGAGGTTCGCATTGCCGAACAGGCGGTCACGCATTCCATCCGCGAGGCCACCGATGGGCTGAAGACCGAGCTGCGCAGCCAGATCACCGGTGCAGGCCTGGGCCAGCGCCTGGCCAACACCTGGCGCGGCGAGGTCTATCCCAAGGGTCAGATGAGCATCAAGGCGGCGGGCCTTGTTTACAGCCGAGCACCCGTCATCGTCGGTGCGCATGACCAGGGCGCCACTATCCGCTCCAAGGATGGGTTCTGGCTGGCGATTCCGTTACCGGCTGCCGGCAAAGGCCCTCGCGGCAAGCGCATGACGCCGAACCTGTGGGAGCGGATGCGCGGCCAGCGCCTGCGCTTTGTCTACCGCCGGGGACAACCCTCGCTACTCGTTGCAGAAAACCAGCGCGCCCGCCAAGGCCAACGCGGTGGCTTCTCCGCTGCCTCGCAAAAGGCCCAAGCGGCTGGTCGAGGGCTGGTCACGGTGCCGATGTTCCTGCTGGTACCCCAAGTGACCCTGAAGAAGAAATTCGACATCGACAGCAGCTCGCGCCGCTGGATCACCACCCTGGCCAACCGCATCGCCAACCGTTTCGATGAAGCCAACCGCAAAGGGGCACCGTCATGAGCCAACGAGAAAACGCCATCGCCGCACTGTTTGCTGTGCTTGGTGAGTTGTCACTCGGGGCTACGGTCAAACGCAACGCCGCGTTGCCTGAGCGCGTGTCAGATCAAGCCATGGCCATCCTGCGCGACGGCGAAATGGGCGAGCCCGAAGTGTCGCTCTCGCCGCTGACCTACCACTGGCAGCACCAGGTGGCCATCGAACTGTTTGTCGCCGACCCAGATGCCAGCGCGCGTGATGCCCGCATGGACGGCTTGCTGGTTGAGCTGGCAACCCTGATCGAAGCCGACCGGACGCTTGGTGGCGTCATCGAATACGCCGAAATCGGTCCACCCAAATTCGACGAACTGGCACCCGACGGCACCGGTGGCATCAAGGCCTGCCTGCTGACCGTGGTCCTGCACTACAGCAGCCCAGGTCCCTTGCACTGACGCCGCTGAACTGATCCGTCGAAGTCCATTTCGACACCCATTCACATCCATTTCTTGAAGGAATCATCATGGCCCGTGCCTACGGCGCGAACGCCAGCCTCTTGGCTGCGTTCGAAACCACCTATGGCAGCAATCCAGTGGGCGACTACTGGAAGCTGCCTTTTGTCTCCACCACGCTCGGCTCCGAGCAGGGCTTGATTGCCAACGACCTGATCGGCCTGGGTCGTGAGCCTAATGCGCCGATTCGAGATGTGATCAAGGTCGAAGGCGACATGGTCGTGCCTGTGGATGTGCGCAACATCGGCATGTGGCTCAAAGCCCTGCTGGGCAGTGCCACCACCACAGGCACCGGCACGCTGACCCACACCTTCATTTCTGGCAAGTCCAGTTTGCCCAGCCTCAGTCTGGAGACGGGTCTGCCCGATATTCCGGCATGGTTTGTGGCCTCTGGCGTCATGGTCAATAGCCTGCAGGTGGGTTTTGCCCGCTCGGGTGCGGCCAATGCCACAGTCGGCCTGATCGCCCAAGGTGAGGTCAAGCAGGCTGCCACCATCGACTCCACCCCGACGACGCGCGACATCCTGCGCTTCAACCAGTTCCAGGGATCCATCAAGAAGGGCGGCACGGCGCTCGGCAACGTGGTCTCGGCTCAACTGACCTACTCGAACAACCTCGAGCGCATTGAGACCATCCGATCGGACGGAAAGATTGATGGCGCCGACCCGACAGTGGCCAGCCTCACTGGCAACTTGGAGGTGCGGTTTGCCGATACCCAGCTCATCGATGCGGCGACCAATAACACGCCGCTGGAATTGACCTTCGCTTACACGATCGATGCGACCAAGCGCCTGACCTTCATTGCGCATGAGGTCTACCTGCCCAAGCCCAAGGTTTCCATCTCTGGGCCGGGCGGTATCCAGGCCACCTTTGAATGGCAAGCCGCCAAGAACGTCGCAGCCAACAAGATGCTCACCGTCGAGTTGCTCAACGACGTGACCACTTATTGATTCACTCTCAGAACACTCTCATGATCAAACTCAACATTGCACGTGAACCGCACTGGATCACGCTGGCCGCAGGCGTGCGCCTGCAAGTTCGCCCCGCCACGACTGCCTTGGTGATGGCCGCGCGCCACGCCGCCTCCAAAGTGGCCGGTACCGATACCGCCGCTGCGGGCGAACGCACCGCCACCCTCATCACCGAACTGGCCAAGCTGGCCGTGCTCGCTTGGGAGGGCGTGGCCGATGACAAGGGTAAACCGGCTGCCGTCACTCCAGACGGTGTGGCCGCCTTGATGGAGCACTGGCTCTTGGCCGATGCCTTCGAGCGTGAATACCTGGCTGGCCTCTATGCCCTGGATTCCGAAAAAAACGTCTGAAGGCCCGCACCGCGTGGCACTTCGGTGGCGGGCCTGCTTACTGCAACGCCTGCCCCAATCCGTGCCCTGAGTGTCCCTACACCATGAACGCGCCACTGAGCCTGGAAGGCTGGCAAGCCGCCAGTGCCGTTGAACTGTGTGCCAGCCAGTTGCGCATGGCGCAGGGCCGCGTGGTCGGGTTGGATCTGAACGCCTGGATGCTGACTTGCGAGTGCGCTGGATTGGACAAGGCCACGGCGATTGATCTGTTTCCAGCAGCAGAGGCGGGCCTCATGAGCGCATTTCATCAAGACGAATAAAGCGAAGACGGATTCCCCATGGCTGAACGCAATCTCTCCATCCGCCTGTCCGTCATCGACGGCGGAAAGGTCAAGGCCGAGCTGTCCGAGATCGGCGAGAAGGGGGAGCGCTCGCTCAAAAAAATCGAGGCGGCAGCCACGCCAGCGTCCGGCGGTTTGAAACTGCTGTCGTCTGCCGCCAACGATGCCAAGTTCCAACTGCAAGCCGCCACCGACCGGCTCGGTATGCTGGGCTCGGTACTGGGAAAACTCGGTCCTGCGGGTTTACTTGCCGGGGCCAGTATCGCCGCGCTGGGTGTGGGCATCACCGCCCTGGTCATGCCGGTGGCCCGTGTCGGCGACGAGTTCTTCAAGCTCTCGCAAAAGACCGGGGTCTCGGTCGAGGCCCTGACCGCGCTCGATTACGCGGCCAAGCTGTCGGATGTCAGCACCGAAGGCATGACCAAGGCCCTGCAAAAGCTGTCGGTGGCCATGTTCGATACCCAGATCAATGGCGTAGAAGGCAGTGCTGCTCTGCGGGCGCTGGGGGTGTCGGCCACCGATGTCAATGGCCAAATCCGACCCACCGAGCAAGTCCTGCTGGATCTGGCTGACAAGTTCTCTGCCATGCCCGATGGCGCGGACAAGGCAGCCTTGGCCGTCAAACTGTTCGGAAAAGAAGGCCTGTCCATCATCCCGTTTCTGAACCAGGGGCGCGCAGGCATCACAGCTTTGATGGAGGAAGCCCAGCGTCTGGGTCTGGTCATGTCCGAAGACGTGGCTCGGGCGTCCGAGGTCTTCAATGACAACCTCACGCGCCTGTCGGCCATCTTCGAGGGCGTGCAGCGCCAGATCGGTGCGGCTGTCATCCCGGTGTTGGCCGATTTCACTGAGCAGGTGATCCTGGCCCAAGGCGAGACGGGCAGTTTCAGCAATGAGTTGCAGCGCATCACTTCCAACCGGGAAGCTACGCTCGGATTCCTGGAATCGGTCGCCTCGGGTCTGGCCTTTATTGCCGAATCGGCCGTGCTGGCCAAGCGGGTCATCGCCCAGCCCTTTGACAGCCTGTCGGTGGTGGGCAAAGACATTGAGACCTGGTTCAAGACGGATTTGCTGCGATCGATGAAGTCCATGGGCTATGACCCCAAGGCCATTGATGCCGAAATCGCCAAGCTGCAGACTGCTCGTGACGACTACGTGCGCGCCGCCAACGACCGGCTCTTCAACATCAACCAGAATCCTGGCTATGTGGACCGGGTCCAGAAATTCTTCGATGAGCAGCGCCGCACGGTGCGCGTCATGGGCCAGAAGTTCGTGCTGGACACCGAGGCGCAGGCCAAGGAAGTGCAGGCCATCTACGACAAGTTTCTGCCAACCCTGCCGCGCAAACCCCGCCCATCGCTGGATCTCTCCGGCTTCGAGAAGCCCAAGCCTGCCGAGAAGATCAACGAAGGCGAAGCCTTCCTGAACCAGCTGCGCGCACGCCTGACACGTACCCAAGACGGTGAAGCCGCTGAGCTGCGCGCCAGAGCCCTGCAGATCGAAGCCAAGGGCTACCAGGGCGTGGCTGCCCAAGCCGAGCAGTACATCCAGGTCCTCGAAGCGATTGAGCGCCAGAAAGAAAAAGACAAAGCCTTCGATGCGTATGAGAAGGAAGAGACCTCTTCACGCAAGATCACCGAAGGCCTGATCGGCAGCAACCGCCAACGGATCGAAGCTCTGCAACTGCAGCGCCAGATGCTGGACATGACCGATGCAGAAAAGGCTGCCTTGCAAGCCCGCACCGATCTGGAAAAAGCGGCTGCCGCTGCCCGCAAGGAAGCCAACCAGATTGAGGATCCAGGCCTGCGGGCGCAGACCATTGCAGCCATCAACGACGCCCTGGCTCGGCAGTTGCCCATCGTGGAAGACCTGGTGCGGGCCAATGGCGAGTACCAGCGCAGCTTTGAATACGGTGCCAAGTCGGCGCTCAGAACCTACATTGACGATGCGACCAACGCGGCCAAGCGTGCCCAGCAAGTCACGGCCAATGCATTCAAGGGGATGGAGACGGCACTGACCCAGTTCGTCATGACCGGCAAGCTGGACTTCAAATCGCTGGCCGATTCCATCATTTCTGACTTGGTGCGCATCCAAATCCAGCGCTCCATCACGCTGCCTTTGGCTAATGTGATGAATGGCGCGATGGCCGGGCTGGATTTGGGCTCGATGTGGGGCAGCCTGTTTCCTTCGGCCCAAGGCAATGTGTTCGAAGGCCCAGCCTTATCGGCCTACCGCAACACGGTGGTCGATCGCCCGACGCTGTTCCCGTTTGCCCAGGGTGCTGGCTTTGCGAGCGTGCCTCGCATCGGCCTCATGGGAGAAAAACCCGGCAGCCCAGGTGAGGCCATCATGCCGCTCAAGCGCATGCGCGATGGCGATCTGGGCGTGAAAGTCCATGGCGGTGGCAGCACCGTCATTGTTAATGTCATCGAGGCCGCTGGCAAAGGCGGCCAGCAACAGCAGCGCACCGACAGCAACGGCAACCAGGTGATCGACGTCTGGGTGGAGCAGATCACAGCCAAGGTCTGGGGCGATGTGGCGCGCGGAGCCGGTCCTGGCCCGGGCGTGCTGGCCAACACCTATGGCCTGAACCGCGTCGCAGGCGCGTACTGATCGGGAGACAAATATGGCCAGCTGGCCCACCACCTTGCATCGGCCCTTGGTCGCGGGCTATGCGATCGCGCCCGTGGATGCCACCGTTCGCACCGACATGGAGGCTGGAACGCCCCGTGTGCGCCGCCGCAGTGCTGCGCGCAATGACCAAGTGAGTGTCACCTGGCGTTTCTCCGATGCCCAAATGGCCGCGTTTCGCGCTTGGTTCGATGGCGACTGCGCCAATGGAGCCAGCTGGTTCACGGTGGACTTGAACACCGGGGACGCCGGATTGCGTTCGGTCCAGGCCCGGTTCGTCGGCCCCTGGCAATCTGAAATGCAGTCCGGCCCGCGCTGGCAGGTGAGCGCCAAACTGGAGGTGCGGTGATGCCGTATGACACTTTGAGCATGGCGATCAAGGAGGCTTACGCCAGCGCGCCATCGAACCTGGTGATCCACCACACACTGGAGATCTGGCATCCAAACTTCACCACGCCCATCCGGGTTGTGCGTGATCATGTGGATCTCACAGCCAAGCTGGAGTCCAGTGCGCCGCGCAACGCCGGTCAGTACGTCACCTTTGTAGGCTACGCCTTCGATGTGGTGCCGCCCGAGGTCACGCACACCGCCGTGCCGCAATGCGTGATTGAGATCGATAACGTCAGCCGTGACATCCTGGCCAACGTGGAGGCGTCCATGAACGGACAGTCTGGTAGCAGCGAGCTGATCACCGTCACCTACCGGGCATTCCTGTCGTCGGACCTGACCGCTCCGCAGAACGACCCACCGCTCACGCTCACTGTGATGTCGATTTCCGCCACGGTGTTTCGGGTGCGTGCCACCTGTGGATTTCCGAACCTCGCCAACCGGCGCTTCCCCGGCCTGGACTACACGGCCGAAGTATTTCCTGGACTGATTGCGCAATGAACCCTTCAAACCATGATGACAGCGCACCGCACTGGGCCAGCCAGTACATCGGCCTGCCCTGGGTGGCGGGCAGCAGTGACTGCTGGTCGTTTGCACGTTGCATCTGGCGTGAACGATTTGGCTGGGACGTCGCGGTCATTGATGTGGATGCGACCAGTCGTTTGGCCTCGCTGCGTGCCTTTGACGACCATCCGGAATACGGCCATTGGCACATCGTGAGCGAGCCGCGTGAAGGCGATGCCTGCCTGATGGGCAAGTCCGAACGCCCGAGTCACATTGGCATCTACCTGGAGGCCGATGGGGGTGGGGTTCTACATTCCCTGGAAACCGCCGGGGTTGTATTCACCCCGGTGGCCGCGTTGCCCAGCGTGGGCTTGAGGGTGCTGTCATGGCATCGACGGCGCTGATTTCACCCAGCCAGCCGTTCGCCCACAGCATCACCGTCCGCAACCCTTTCCATCCGCACCAGGACCGCCAGATCACGGCGATCCCTGGGCCGGTGCCCCTGCGTGCGCTGGTGCCAGATATGGACCAGCCCATCCTGGTAATGCGAAACGGCGAAGCGCAATTGCGGGTCACGTGGGACCAGCCGGTTCGCTGCGGGGACCTGATCGCCATCATCGTGCTGCCGCAAGGTGGTGGCGGTGGTGGGTCAAACCCGCTGCGCATGGTGCTGATGCTGGCGGTGATGGTGTATGCGCCGGTATTGGCTTCTGAGCTCATCGGTATCAATGGCGCTGCGGTTCTAGGCTCTATGGGGGTGACGGCGGTGCAAGCCGGTGCCACCATGCTGGGCATGGCCTTGGTCAATGCGGTGATCCCGCCACCCAAGCCCACCACCGCTCAGCAAGCCGCAAGCCTGGCGGCCCCGTCGCCCACTTACAACCTGCAAGCGCAGGGCAACATGGCCCGGCTGGACCAAGCCATTCCAGTGCAGTACGGCCGAGTGTGCGCATATCCAGACTTTGCCGCGCAGCCTTATGTGGAATACGCTGGCAACGAGCAGTACCTGTACCAGCTGTTATGCCTGGGCATGGGGGAGTACGAGATCGAAGCGGTTCGGATTGAGGACACGCCGGTCGCGAACTTTGCCGAGATCGACTACGAGGTGATTGCCCCAGGCAGTGTGATCACCAAGTTCCCAACCAATGTGGTCAGTTCCGTGGAGGTCTCGGGACAGGAATTGGCCGGGAGTCTGGCGGCGACTTACAGCCAGTCTGGGACGACCATCACCGTCAGCTTGGCCGCGCATGGCTATGCCGTGGGCCGTGTGCTGTACCTGGATTTCAACTCTGGCACGGCTGTTGATGGCGCCTACACCGTGGCCACGGTGCCAAGTGCTGATACTTTCACGGTCACGGCGGCCAGCAGTCTCTCGACCAGCGGCAATGTCACGCTGCAGCACTACATCGGTGGCTTTGTGGCCAATGCTTCTGGCACCCAGGCCAACACACTGGGGCTGGACTTTGTGCTCTCACGCGGCCTGTATGAGGCCCAAACCGACGGCACCTTGAGCGAATTGACGCTGTCGCTCGCCATTGAGGCGCGGACGGTCAACGATCTGGGCGTGGCAACGGGCAACTGGTCGGTGTTGGGTCAGCGCTTTTACACGGCCAAGACCACCACGCCGCAGCGCTACTCGGAGCGTTTCACCGTGGCGGGTGGCCGCTACGAAGTGCGTGTGCGTCGCCTGGATACCAAGCAGACTGATACGCGCTTTGGTCATGAAATCCTCTGGGGTGGCCTGCGGGCCTACCTGCCCGAGACGCGGACCTTTGGCAACGTGACCTTGATTGCGTTGCGCATGCGTGCGTCCAACAACCTCTCGGCTCAGGCTTCGCGCAAGATCAATGTGGTCTGCACCCGCAAGCTGCCGGTGTGGAATGGCAGCAGCTGGTCTGCGCCAGTGGCCACGCGCAGCATCGCCTGGGCGCTGGCCGATGCCTGTCGCAACACCACCTACGGGGCCAAGTTGCCCGATGCGCGCTTGGATCTGGCCGGGCTGAAAGCGCTCGATGCGCTGTGGGCCAGCCGGGGCGACGAGTTCAATGCCCGGTTCGATTCGGCGCTGAATTTTTGGGAGGCGATCACCAAGATCGCGCAGGTGGGCCGTGCCAAGCCGTACATGCTCGGCGGCATCATCCGGTTTACCCGTGATGGCGCGCAGAGCTTGCCGGTGGCCATGTTCTCGATGCGCAATATCGTGCGGGGCAGTTTCGGCGTGGAGTACCTGCTGCCGTCGGACGACATGGCCGATGCCGTAGAAGTCTCGTACTGGGACGCCGAGGTCTGGGCCACACGCCGTGTGACAGCCAAACTCACTGGCAGCACAGCAGCCAAACCGGCCCGAATCGAACTCTTCGGTGTCACCAGTCGCCAGCAGGCCTACCGAGAAGGGTTGTACCAGGCAGCGAGCAACCGCTATCGCCGCCGATTGGTGAAATTCACCACCGAGATGGAAGGCTTCATTCCGGCGTTTGGTGACCTGATCGCTATCCAGCATGACATGCCCGCCTGGGGCCAGTTCGCAGAATGCACGGCGTGGAATGCGGCGAGCCGAACACTTACGGTGTCTGAGCCGCTGACCTGGAGCACTGCCAATCACTACATCGGTCTTCGGACCAAAGCCGGTGGCGTGGACGGACCCTATGCCGTCAGCCGTGGGGCGGCAGACAACGAGCTGGTGCTGACAACCCAGCCCGTGACCGTGCCTTACACCGGACAGGATTACGAGCGCACCCACATCGCGTTTGGCTGGGGCGAGACCTGGCGGCAGTTGGCCAAGGTGATTGCGGTGCGGCCTCGTGGTCTGCACCAGGTCGAGATCGAAGCGATCAACGAGGACCCGTCTGTGCACAGCGCCGATCAGGGTGTGACAGCCCCGGCGGTGGTGACGAGCCAGTTGACCACGCTCTACACCACGCCGCTGATCGCTGACCTGACCCTGCGGTCATCAACGACCGACAACAGCAAGGCCTTATTGACCTGGACGCCCGCACCGGGCGCTGAGACCTACCAGATCGAGATGGCAGCGGGCAGCAATCCGTACGCGGCCAACCTGGTCTGGACCCGGGTGGGGGAAACCTCAGCCAACAACTTCGCGGTCACATCCCTCTATGGCGCGCAAACCCTGATCCGGGTGCGTGGCGTGGGCATGACCGCAGGGCCTTGGGTCGCGCTCTTTTACGGCAGCAGTGCCGATTACATGTGGGTCAGTGACGCCCAGCTGATGTGGCAGACCGATGCCTCGTCACTGATGTGGCGCTATTGACCGATCACCAAAACTCAAAAATGGAGATCAACGATGAGTGCCCCGAAGTACGACATCCAACTGGCGCAAGGGGAAACCTTTTACACGGCGCTCACGCTCGATGAGGGCGGGGCGGTGATGGACTTGGCGGGCTATGTCTTTGAAGGCCAGATCCGCGCCACACCGGAAGACCCAACCGTGCTGGCGAGCTTTGGTTTTGATGAAAGTCGGCTGGCCAGTGGCACGGTGGCCATCACCTTGCCCGCGTCGGTCACCAGCGCATTGCCCGTGCGCGCCTGCGTGTACGACCTGTTCATGTCCAGCCCGGCAGGGATTCGCACCCAGCTGCTCAAAGGCAGTGTGCTGGTGTCCATGCGGATCACGCGCGAGTGAGGCTGGATTGACCCATGGCTATCCGCATCTCCATCACCACGCCGCGCCAGCCGGGCGTCACGGTGCAAACCGGCACCCAGACCGTGCGCGTGCAGCCGCAATGCTTGCGCACGGTGCTCACCAACATCGGCGTGCCCGGTCCCACTGGCCCCAAGGGGGACAAGGGCGATCAAGGCGTACTCGACCCCAACGCCGTGATCGACGCCGGTTACTTTTGAATCCCCGACTTACATATCAAGGAGCGATTGCATGCCCCAAACCCTACAGATCAAACGCTCGACCACCACTGCCACGCCACCCACACTGGCCGTGGGCGAATTGGCCTGGTCCGAGGTTTCTGAGAACTTGTTCATTGGCGAAAGTGGGAACGTTGTTGCGGTCATCGCAGGGCCAGGTACTTTTGCCCGCAAGGCGGACAGCCTGGCCATCACCGGCGACGTGTCCGGCACCGGAACTGTGTCTGCTGGTGTGGCGGTGGCTTTGCCAGCGACCGGTGTCACCGCTGGAAGCTACGGCAGTGCCACCCAGGTTGGCCAGTTCACGGTGGACGCCAAGGGGCGGCTCACGGCAGCGGCCAATGTGACGATCACGCCCGCCTGGACGTCGATCACCGGCAAACCCACCACGCTCTTTGGCTACGGCATCACCGATGCCTTGGGCCTGACCACTGCTGCGCCCAGTGCGCTGGCGGCCAGTGCAACAGTCGGCACCGCTACCACCGCCGCACGCGCCGATCACGTGCATGCGTTGCCCACGCCCGCTGCCATTGGTGCGGTGGCCACCACTGCGGTAGGTGCAGCCAATGGCGTGGCAGGGCTTGGCGCCGATGGCAAGGTCCCCACGTCCCAATTGCCGGATGTGGCCATCGGTGGCTTGAACTATCAGGGCACCTGGAACGCCGCCACCAACTCACCCACCATTCCAACGGCGTCCAGCAGCAACAAGGGCTTTTACTACAAGGTGGCTACGGCCGGTGCCACCAACGTGAGCGGCGTCACCGACTGGCAGATTGGCGACTGGATCGTCAGCAACGGATCCGCCTGGGACAAGATCGACAACACCGACTCGGTCTCCAGCGTCAACGGTGCCACGGGTGCCGTGACCATCACCACCATCACGGGCAATGCGGGGACCGCCACCAGGCTCTTGACGGCTCGAACCATCGCTATGACGGGGGATGTGAGTTGGACGTCCGCAGCCTTTGATGGCTCGGCCAACGTCACGGGTTCTGCCACCTTGGCCAGCACCGGTGTGGCTGCCGCCAGTTACGGCTCTGGCGCACTGATTCCCACCTTCACCGTGGATGCCAAGGGCCGGCTCACAGCAGCGGGCACCACCACCAACACCCCAGCCTGGTCCAGCGTGACGGGCAAGCCCACGACGCTGGCGGGTTACGGCATCACGGACGCCTTGTCCACGAGCGCTGCCATCGATGGCGGCACGTTCTGAAATTTCTTCAACCCCTCTGCTTAGAGAAAAGGAGGCCTGTTTATGGCTCAAGTGATCAAAGTCAAGCAGTCGTCGGTGGCGGGCAAGGTGCCCACCACGGTGCAACTCCAACTGGGCGAGTTGGCGCTCAACACCACCGACGGCAAGCTCTACTTCAAGAAGAACGTCAGCGGGAGCGAGTCCGTCGTGACCGTTTCTGCCTCGACCGCCTCTCAAGGTGAAAACACCTTGATGTGGACGCAGTGACAAGGAGACGCGCATGCCAGCCTTGCCACCGATTTCTAACTTCACGGGCTCCACAGTCACCGAGGGTCAGTTCAAAACAGCGCTGAACGACTTGCGCGCCTACCTGGCAGGACTGCTGGGCACAGACGGAAACGCCGCGACCGCGCTGGCCACCCTGGGTTCACTGGGTTCTGGCTACGTCAGCAAAACTGCGACGTACACCGTGGTCTCAAGCGACCGGGGCCGCATGATCGACTGCAGCGGGACTTTCACGCTGAACTTGACCGCTGCCGCCACGCTGGGTGCGGGTTTCACCATCGCTGTGCGCAATTCAGGCACCGGTGTGGTGACTTTGGATCCCAGTGGAGCCGAGTTGATCGATGGGGTCGCCACCGTGACGCTCGCACCGGGCGAAGCCTACGACCTGTATTGCACCGGAACTGCCTGGAGATCATCCGGGCGAGTGCTCACCACATCCTTTGCCACAGATGAATATGTCAAGCAGAGTTTCAGCCTGTTCCAGACGTTCAGCTCGCTGGCATCCGGAGCCAGCCGCTCCATTGGCTCACCAAGCTACATGATCTGGGCGAGTTATTCCAGCACGCAGTGGTCTCGCGGCACTTACTACACAAACATGTTCTACATGGCTGCGCAGGGCAAGAGTTCTGTGCAGGTCAATGTGGGCAACTGTCGGCACACGATTTGGAACTACAGCACCACCAAGTCGATGCAGATCAATTTGACGGCGGTGATCAACTTCGCGGCTGACGACACCTACGGGTTCCAGATCCGCCAAAACGGCTCCATCGTAGGCACCTATGGCACGTATTCGGCCCGGGGCGTGCAGACCTACAACTTTGGCACGTTCACGGTGCCGCCCAACAGCACGGTCACGTTTGACCTGTATGGCTCGATTTTGAGTGGGTCGAGCGGCGACGCAATCTATGTGAACTCGTTCACGGCCACTTACATCCAGTTCGTTTGAGGAGGAGTGATGCAACGACTTTATTTCAATTTCCAAAAAGGGGATGTTCGGCTCGTACCCCTGGCGGACTGTCCGGCGATCGAGGACGAAACCAGCTTCCCGAATGCGGACATTCCAGACGACGTGACCATGGAGATGATCAGCTTCAAAGCAGTTGACGGTCGTCTTGATCCGGTCATCACCTACCCATCCATACCCATCACAACAGAGCCACAACCAGGAGGTATCAATGGCCAGCCCTAAATCCCCACCTAAATCTCAGCTGAGCCTGATCAGCAACCTCTGGATCAAGCTGATGACTTTTGAAAACGCAGGTGACGTCAACGAGGGCCATAAGCACGCCTTCGATCACCCCACTTTGCTGGTTAAGGGGCGGCTGCAGGTGGATGTGGATGGCGCTGCGTCGGAGTTCACCGCGCCTCACATCATCTTCATTGCCCGCAATAAGACCCACACCCTTACCGCGCTGGAGGAGGGCACGGTAGCGGCCTGTATTCACGCCTTGCGTGATGGCGAACGGGTGGAGGACATCGTTGATCCCGCCATGATTCCGACGGGTATCAATCCCAACCACCTGCCTGACTTCATCAAGCCGCTGGCCATTCCTGCCGAATACCGATAACACCTCATTCCCCAATCCTGCCCGCCTGGTTCACGCCAGAGCGGGCATTTTCATTTTGGAGACCTCGATGACCGATGAAACCCAACAGCCCTCGGTGCTCAGCATGCGCCAGGAGGATATCGATGAGCTATTGACGCGGGCAGCAGAGCGGGGCGCCGAGCGGTGCCTGGCCCATCTTGGCCTCGAAAATGGGCACGCCGCCCGCGACATCAGGGAACTGCGTGATCTGCTGGACGCATGGCGTGATGCCCGGCATACGGCCTGGCAGACCGTGATCAAGGTTGCGACCACGGGCATCTTGGCCAGCCTTCTGGTCGGTGCTGCGATCAAGCTCAAGATCATGGGAGGCTCGCAATGATCGAAACCTTGCTTGGTGGCCTCCTTGGCGGAGCCTTCCGTTTGGCGCCGGAAATACTCAAATGGCTTGATCGCCAGGGCGAGCGCAGCCATGAGCTGGCCATGCAGGACAAAGCCCTGGAGTTCGAAAAGTTGCGAGGTGCCCAGCGCATGGCGGAAATCGGCGCCACGGCGGATGCTGCCTGGAACACGGGCGCACTGGATGCCCTGAAGGATGCAATCGCTGCACAAGGCCAGACCTCGGGCGTGAAGTGGGTTGATGGCTTGTCTAGCAGTGTCCGGCCGGTCATCACATACTGGTTCATGGCACTCTACTGCGCGGCCAAGTCGGCCTCATTTGCATCGGCTGTCACCGCCGGCACCGGCTGGGATGTCGCCATCCTCCACGCGTGGACCGAAGCTGACCAGGCCCTGTGGGCAGGCGTTTTGAATTTCTGGTTCCTTGGCCGTGTGTTTGATCGGGTGCGGTCGTGATCGCAGTTCCGCAGGCGGCCATCGAGCTGGCCAAGAGGTTCGAGGGGTTTCAGCGCGTGGCGAAATCCGACCCGGGCCGTGCGCAGCCCTACATCTGCCCAGCCGGGTTCTGGACCATTGGGTATGGCCATCTCTGCGCGCCGACACATCCGCCGATCACGGAAGAAGAAGGCGAGGTTTATATGGCGAACGACCTGCAAACCGCGCTGGTCGCGACGCTGCGCTACTGCCCGGTTCTGGCCACCGAGCCCGAGGGACGGCTTGCGGCGATCGTCGACTTCACGTTCAACCTTGGCGCTGGTAGGCTACAGACATCAACGCTGCGAAGACGCATCAACCAGCGCGAATGGGCCGCAGCTGGGCAGGAACTGCGCCGGTGGGTGTACGGTGGAGGAAAGGTGCTACCTGGCCTGATAACGAGGAGGAGGGCAGAAGCTCAGCTCTTGGGATTGAATTTCTAG